ACCTCGTACATAACACCTTGCTGCTTGGTTCAGGAACGATTGTTACGCCTTTCGCTGACGCTTAATCCACAAAATAGGAGATAGGCAATGGCAGATGCAGTAACAAGCCAAACCATTCAGGACGGCGAGCGCAAAGCCGTCCTCAAATTCACCAATATCAGCGATGGTACGGGTGAGACTGCTGTCACTAAGATTGACGTAAGCGCGTTGACTACGAACAGCGCAGGAAAGGCTTGCACAGAAGTAGCTGTCGCCAAGATTTGGTGGCAGTGCGTCGGCATGGGCGTTGAGTTGCTCAACGACGCCACGGCTGACACGTTGATCATTGGCCTTTCGCCTGACTCAAATGGCTTTCACGATTACTCTGATTTTTCTGGCATCCCCAATAATGCGGGTGACGGGAAGACGGGTGACGTGAAGTTCACGACGATTGGCGCAAGTAGCAGCGACACCTATACTGTGATTGTTGAAGTGTTGAAGACTTACGGCTAATGGCTGACACAAGCGACGTTAAGAGAACCAAGTCGGGCAGGCTCGTCTATAGAGGCGAGTCTTTCCCCGGCTATAACAAGCAGAAAAGAACGCCCGGCGAGAACAAGAAGTTCGCGGTTCTAGCCAAAAAAGGCGATCAAGTAAAGATTGTGCGCTACGGTGATCCGAATATGGAGATCAAGCGCGACAGTCCAGAGCGTCGGCGCAACTTTCGTGCTCGCCACAACTGCGATGCGGTTCAAAAGAAGAAGGACGTATTCGCAGCTTCTTATTGGTCGTGCAAAAATTGGTGAATTAGATGGCTGAATCCAATGATCTACAGGCTGCGCTAGACGAGTACGGAAGCTCGGCTTCGCCATACTCAGCTCTGAATCAGTATTTGATGCAGCAGCCCGTTTACGACAGAGGGCCAAGGGAAGCGCCAGCAGCGCCCACGCTGCGTACTTTGGAAGCTATTACGCCAGACACTGAAGACATGCTGGCAAGCCAGTATGAGCGGATTATGGAAGAGCAGCGAGCCTCTGATGAAGCCGCTACCGCTGCTCGTCAAGCCGAGATTGATAGTCTGCGAGACTTATTGCGTCAAGAGCTATCTACCTCAGAAGACGCTGCATTGGCGCAACGCTCTGATATTACGAAGGCGCTTGAAGGCCGTATTGCTGACATGCAAAGAGAGGTTGACGCTGAGACCCTCGATCTGCGCCAAGCCGGTTTAGATGAAAGAGCGGCTCTGGCTCGTCAAATAGAAGAAGGCGACAGACTGGTTCGTCAGGCTCAAGAGGCTGCGATTGGCGATTTGAGTGACCGACAAGGTTCTTTAGTCAGTGATCTTACAGAAAGAATTGGGTCATTAAGCACTGATTTGACCGATATCAATAGCGTCATAGAGAGTAATTTCCAAGACCTATTAGACCGACAGCAATTGTCAGCCTCTGAGTTGTCTGCGATACAAGCCGCTGCGCAAACCGCTACCGATCAAGAGCTGGCAACACTGGGACAACAAGCACAATCTACGCAGGGCGAGATAGGTTCTATCAGTCAGCAACTAGAAGCTCTTGGCGGCACACAAGCCGAAATAAACAGTTTGAATCAACAGTTAGAAAGCCTATATACAGATGTGGAGTCTGGAAACGCGGCTCAATCCGAAACGATACGCAACGAAACCGCGAATCTGATAGCAGGTTTGGAACAACAAATCGGCGGGCTGGCCGACAATCTTGGTGCTTTGCCGATTGAGTCGATTCAGTCGCAACTAGCCGCTGTCAATGACCAAACCGCGCAATTTCAGCAAGCCGTTGATGCAGCAACGGGACAGAGAGCAGAATTGGCGTCGCGTATCGACGCTTTACAAGCCGCTGGCTTAACGCAAGACGATTTAGCCGCAGCGATTAATCCGATATCTCAGCAAAGACAAGAAGCAATCTCTGCTGCTGTGAACCCAATTCAGGCGCAAATAGAGGCGCTTCGAGGCGAAATACCTCAACAGGTAGACACAGAGGCTCTGCGTCAGCAGATTACTGATGACATCATGGCTCAGATGCAGAGCCAGCAGCCGCCACCTGCAACCACAGCGCCACCTGCAACCACAACGCCGCCAATCACGGTCGGCTCCGCAGAGGGCCAGCAAGGTGTAAGCGTTGAGCCAGAAATGGACGCTTATGGCTTCGGCCCATCAGCGTCGGAAGCCGCTGGGTTCAACCCTTACGGCGGTGGCTCAGCAGCAGCCATGAATGTATCGGATGGTCGCGCAGATGCTATGGGTCTTTTTGAAGAGAGAGAGCAGTTTGACCCAAGGGGTCAGCGCGCAGCGACCCCCACAACAAGAATCAAACAGCCCGCGCCTACGGCGGTTAAAAGCGGTGGGCGATATTACACAGATCCTGTGACTGGCAACTCCATGTATCAGCCACCAATGCCGAAAGCGCCTCCGAGGATGATGATACCGCAAGTAATGCCTACACCTATAGACTTGACCACGGGTAAGCCGAGAGACATGGGTTTTTTTGATAGCAAGCCTCCAAGCAAACCCGCGCCGACAATTAAACCCTCTTTCCCCATTCCTAAAGTGGCGTTTGATCCCAGCAAGCTAAGATTTAGATTTTAAGATAGGGCTGCCGTGGCTTCCGACAACATACCTGAAAACGTAGCGAATCCATCCCTGTACAAAAAAGCCAAGGCAAAAGCTAAGGCCAAGTTTGATGTGTATCCTTCGGCCTATGCTAACGGCTGGATGGTTCAGGAGTACAAGCGAATGGGCGGAACATACAGAGGCAAAACCGGCGGCGAAGTTACGCTAGACCCAGTAAAAAGCGATTTGGACAAAGACGGCAAGCTAAGTAAATATGAGCGCAAGCGCGGCACTGCAATTGCCAAGAGCATGGCAAAGAAAATGAACATGGGTGGAACCGTGATGGTTCAAGGCCGTGGCTGTGGCGCTATCATGCCAAGCAAGCAAAAGAAGACGCGAGTACCTCGTGGCTAAGCCCAGAAGCGGACTCAAGAAATGGTTTGGCAAAGGCAAGGGTGGCAACTGGGTTGACATCTCAGCGCCCAAAGAAGGCGGTGGCTTTGAAAAGTGTGGGCGTAAGAGTGCCAGCGATTCTGATCGTGGTTACCCTAAGTGCGTACCCGCAGATAAAGCCGCTAACATGAGCAAAAAGCAGATTGCTTCAGCGGTTAGCCGCAAGCGGTCAAAAAAACAGGGTGTTGGTGGCAAGCCTACCAATGTCGCAACTTTCGCTAAAGACGGAGGCGAGATTATGAAAAGCAAGATGGGCACAAAAGGCGGCGCAATGGGTGGCAAGAAAGGCATGAAAATGCCTATGGGCATGAAGAAAGGCGGCTCAGCCATGAAAACCAAAGGCTACGCAAAAGGTGGGGCCATGAAGACCAAGGGGTACGCCAAAGGCGGCGCAGCTAAAGGCGGTATGAAAAAGCCTTCAAGCAAGAACAGTGGTCTATATGGCCGCAGCTAGTGGCTTACCTTCAGAGCAATATCCCGCACTTTAAGTGCTGGGTGCGGAAGGAATACACGCACAACCATGAGAAGTATCACGGCGAGTTTGTTCACGCGATGGCTATTGCTGTCACGACGATGCCGACTCGCTGTTTGTCGTTTCAGATCATCTTTACGGGTGCTGAGACTTACGACGATGACGAAGAGCCAAACGTGCATGGCGGCGCGATGTGGGCGAGGATGCCAATTACAGCGTTGGTTGCAGATACGCCCTTTGATGAATGGCCAGAGCCAATGCCTGTATGGGCAGCTCAGCCTTGGGATTGCAGCTCATACAACCATGCGGTTTACGTTTTAGATCGAGCGACACCAACACCTTGGCTTGCCAAGATTGACGGCGAATTTTATCCAGCTAAGTATTACTTCACAGTAGATTACGCGGAAAACGAGATAGCCGATGACCCAGCGCAACACAAGCAGAGTCATGTTTTGGAGCTTCTTGATGCTGGGAAGTGGACTGGAAATATCGTTGCTTTGCCGAATAATCGAGTGCGGGTAACCCACCCAGCTTGGTTTGAGACTGGGGAAGGTGCGCCAGACTTCAAGCCAAGCCAACATATCCACTACTCAAAAAGTGATTTAGACTATACGCTTGACGTGAATCAGGTTTTTGACAACCTCTACGCAGGTAAAAAAGATGGCGGTAAGCGGAAGTAAAGATTTCGAGTTGGACGTAGCTGACTACGTTGAAGAAGCGTTTGAGCGTTGCGGCTTAGAGCTTCGCACGGGTTATGACCTAAAGACGGCCAATCGATCCCTCAACCTGATGCTCGCAGAGTGGGCAAACCGTGGCTTGAATCAATGGACGATCAATCAAAAGACGTTAGCGATGGTCAAAGACACGACCTCGTACACGGTTGACGCAACAAATCCAACCGCAACAATTGACGTTTTAGACGTGTTCATTCGTGAGACTTTGGGCGGTGTATCAACAGACGTGCCGCTATCTCGAATGTCTCGATCCGAGTACGCCAATCTTTCTACCAAAACAAGCACGGGAAAGCCTAACCAGTATTTCGTAGACAAGCAGATTAGCCCGACCATCACAGTTTGGCCTGCACCAGATCAGACATCCAAATACGATTTATATCTAAACGTGTTGAGCCGTATGGATGACGCAGATGCTGGGGCAAACACATTGCAGGTTCCGTTTCGATTTTACCCCTGCTTAGCCGCTGGTTTGGCTTATTACATTGCGCTAAAGAGAGCGCCTGAAAAGGTTGGTATGCTGAAACAGATTTACGAGGAAGAGTTCCAGCGAGCGTTGAGCCAAGACGAAGACCGCGCCTCTTTTAGAGTGGCCCCCGATCTTCGTGGGTACAACATAGCGTAATGGCTTACGCATCCAACAAGCGTGCTTACGGCATCTGTGACATCACGGGCTTTCGCTATCGCCTAAAAGACATGAAGATGACGTGGGATGGCTTATTGGTAGGCCCAGATCAGTGGTCACCAAAGCATCCACAACTCATGCCAAAGCCAGCCCCTGTTGACCCGCAGGCATTGCAGATCACGCGCCCTGATCAAGCGGCTGACGGCAACGACAACAACTTTTTCACCGTTTACACAAATGTTGGAAATGGTATTTTGGGTACAACTTTGCAAACTTTTGGAATAACCTGTAGTGTTGGCACCGTGGAGGTAACAACGTCATGAGCTTCACATTGGCAACGCTAAAATCGACTGTGCAAGATTACTTGCAGGTCAATGAGACCACGTTCAACAACAACCTGAACACGTTCATACAAGAGTCTGAGAGCCGCATCTTCAAGCTGGTTCAGCTGCCAGAACAGCGAAAGAATGTGCAGGGTACGTTGACGGCAAGCAATCGTTTCTTGGCTACGCCAAGCGACTACTTTGCGCCGTTTTCATTGGCGGTTATTGATAGCGACAACAAGTACCACTATTTGGATTTCAAGCATCCGTCATTCATCAAGGAATACAGCCCTACCACGACAACCACTGGCAGGCCCAAGTATTACTCGTTGTTTGACGAAACAGCCTTTGAGCTGTCGCCTGTACCAGATTCTGGTTATACGGCAGAGTTGCATTACCTGTATAAGCCAGCGTCTTTGACGGTTGGCGGCGACTCAGGTACGACAATCCTGTCTACGGATCACCCTGATCCGCTACTGTACGGCACCTTGGTTGAGGCTGCTGTGTTCCTAAAAGAAGCTCCTGACGTAATAGCCAACTTCGAGGCTCGGTTCAAGGAAGGCGTCTCTCGGATGAAGAATCTGAGCGAAGGCCGTGGAACCAGAGACGAGTATCGATATGACTTATTGCGTACAGGGGTAACCTAATTGGAACCAATCAAAGAGCTTGAGGGCAAAAAAGTAGCAATCATTGGTCTGGGAGCCTCCCAGATCGACTATGTTATTGGTAAAGAAAACAGCGTCGAGTGGGACGAGGTTTGGGTCATTAACTCAGCCTTGTCGGTTTTCGACTGTGATCGTGTTTTTATGCTTGACCCTGCTAGTCGATTTTTAGATACCGATGATGCAGGCAACCAAACCGACGTAATGCGAAAGCTCCTGCCTACGTTTGATAAGCCGATATACACCTGTGAGCTAGATGAGCGCGTACCTGCGCTGGTTGAATATCCGCTTGAAGAGGTCATCAAAGACCAACGCTGCGCTTACATGAACACCACGGTTTCTTATGCCTTGGCGTTTGCAGCGTGGAACAAAGTGGGCGAGGTCGATCTGTTTGGCATGGATTTCAGTTACAAAAACAACCTGCACTTCGCAGAGGCTGGCAGAGCCTGCCTTGAGTTTTGGATTTGCAAAATGATCGCCATCGGGGTCAAGGTTGGCGTAAGCCCTAGATCGTCTTTGCTCGATCAGAACGTGCCGATAGAGGAAAGGCTCTACGGCTATCACCGACTACCAAACCCGAAGATAGCGATGCCAAATCCAGAGGGAGAGTGGGTGGTCTGCAACCGCTCAGAGCTGGCACAGATGGTCAAAAAGCACAAGTTAGAGACGGTGGAGCTGCCGTCTTCACCTGAACCGTATAAGGGGTAGTTATGTCGCAAGGTAGAGTAGAGCTGGGTCAGGTCATGGTTTCAACGACTGAAAACCGTGGGCATGACGTAGAGTTTTGGGCAACGGAGACAACTAAGAAGATTTTAGGTATATCAGCAGAAGCTGAGCCGCACATTCGATTGCAGGCCGAGGCTTTCCGCAACCATATTTATGCGATAATCTTGGCAGGAATGAAGAACGCTATTGCTTCTGACAGGGTAACCATTCGCGGTTTGCTTGCGTCTCAGGGGCATGAAGACATGGCAAAGATAATCAAGGAGCTTTGATATGGCCATCACCTCTGCAATCCCTACTAGCTTCAAGCAAGAGCTTTTGGTTGGAACTCACAACTTCACAGCATCTACCGGCGATGCTTTCAAGCTTGCGCTATACACGTCCAGCGCAACCTTGGGTGCTGCTACAACGGCATTTACGACCACGGGGCAAGCCAGCGGCACCAACTACACTTCGGGCGGCGCGACAGTTACTTCGGTAACCCCAACAACCTCTGGCACGACTGCTGTTTGTGACTTTGCTGATCTAACCTTCGGCACGGCTACCATCACTGCGCGAGGGTGCATGATTTACAACGACGATCAGTCCGACAAGGCGGTTGCGGTCATAGACTTTGGTGGTGATAAAACCAGTACGGCTGGCGATTTCACTATCGTCTTCCCAAGCCCCACGGCTACTGGCGCGATCATTCGGCTGGCGTAATGGCTCATGCCGCTACAAACACTAGAGTTTCAACCGGGCATCGACAAGGAGGGCACCGACTACTCGGCTAAAGGCGGATGGGTAGACGGTAACCTCGTTAGATTCAGAAAGGGTCGTGTCGAAAAAGTAGGCGGCTGGCAAAAGCTCGGCTCAATTATTACCTTGGCACAGGCCGAGCACTTCATTCTTGGATAAGCCTTGGCGGTGTTCGATACCTTGGCGTCGGTTCGACGTTTAAGTATTACATCGAAGAAGGTAATGCCTATTACGACATTACCCCTATCAGGGCAACCACTGCTGCTGGCGATGTTACCTTCGCCGCAACTGACGGCTCGTCCACGATCACAGTAACCGACTCTGCTCATGGCGCAGTAACCAACGACTTCGTGACATTCAGCGGAGCGGCCACCCTTGGCGGTAACGTGACAGCGGACGTGCTGAATCAGGAATACCAGATATCACTGGTTACGGGCACTAACACTTATGAAATCGTTGCAAAAGACACGTCTGGTGCGACGGTTACAGCTAACGCATCGGACACAGGCAACGGCGGTGCAAGCGTAGTAGGCACTTACCAGATCAATGTAGGGCTAGACACTTTCGTGAAATCGTCTGGCTGGGGCGTGGGCACTTGGAGTTCTGGCGGTTTTGGCTCTGCATCATCCATCAGCGCAGTGAACCAGCTCCGTTTGTGGACGCATGACAACTACGGTGAGAACCTGATCATCAACCCTCGCGGCGCAGGCATCTATCGTTGGGTCGAAAACAATGGAACCAGCGTCAGGGCGCTTGAGCTTTCTGCTGTCAGTGGGGCAAATCTAGTGCCCACAGTGGCGCTTCAGGTGATCACGTCAGAGACAGACCGCCATTTAGTGGTTCTTGGTGCAGATCCGATATCAGGTGGCGTCCGCACTGGGTTGATTGACCCCATGTTGGTGGCGTTCTCAGATCAAGAGAACGAGCTGGACTTTGAGCCAACAGCGACCAACACGGCTGGTTCTTTGCGCCTATCGTCTGGTTCTTTCATTGTCGGCGGAATCAAGTCTCGGCAGGAGATCCTGATCTTTACCGACACCAGCCTGTACAGCATGAATTTTATCGGGCCACCGCTGACGTTTGCGATCAACTTGATTAACGAGGGTTCTGGCTTGTTATCGCCAAAGTCTGCTGTGAATGCGCCAAACGGCGTGTTCTATGCCAGCAAGACAGGATTTTACTTTTACAGTGGCTCGGTCAAGCGCCTGCCCTGCACTGTGCAAGAGTACGTCTTTGAAGACTTAGACTTAGATCAGGCTTTCAAATGTCATATGGGCGTGAATACCGAGTTCAGCGAGATATGGTTCTTCTACCCAAGCATTGAAGACGGCACTGGCGAGATCAGCCGATACGTCATTTACAACTACGAAGAAAACCATTGGTCTGTGGGCAGCTTGATTCGTTACGCATGGCTTGACGCAGGCATAGAAGATCTACCGTATGCCACCGCAACGAGCAGCTCTCAGCAGTGTGTTTTCGAGCACGAAACAGGTTTTGATGACTATGAAGACGCTATGACTGGAGTTTTCATTGAAAGTGCTGACTTGGACATCTCGTCTGGTGACTCATTTACTTTTGTTAAGCAAATTATTCCTGATATGAAGTTTGTCACCGAGTCTGGGGTTAGCGTAGATCCTGCGATGAACATCGTGCTCAAGAGCAGAGATTACCCCGGACAAAGCCTAACAACCGATTCCACCACGCAGGTCACACCGACAACCACGTTTAGCAATGTGCGTACAAGGGCACGGCAAGTTGCTTTTCGGTTTGAGAGTGATGATGACAACGCGGCTGCTGACCAGAAGGGCTACAAGTGGCGGCTTGGCTCGACTCGTATTGAAATCCAGCCCAGCGGTAGGCGCGGATGAGCAAGCTGCTTGAGACAAGGTTGCCGTTTTCTCAAGGCGATTCTGTCAGTTCGGACACCTTCAACCGGCTGGTTCGTATCTTAGAATTGAACCTTGGGTCGGTTGATTTCACGATATCTCCGCACTTTAACGCGACTGAAATCAGTCAGCTTCAGTTTGCAACAGGTAGTATAATCTTCAATACTACTAACCAAATACACCAAGCGTTTGACGGTAATAGTTTTAGAGACCTCTATAGCCATCAAACTTATCCAACGGGACTAGCGATTACCGCTGGCGTTGGGGCTGTCACTGTGAGTACACCGTAATGGATGCAATGCTACAGAATCGAATTCAAAACCTGATTGGCGGAGATATGCCAATGGGTGTTGAGCAATACGCAGAGGGGGGTGAAGTTGATATGCCCGGCCCTAATTCTGGCTTTGAGACAGACTTGCTAGAAGGCGCTGTTGAGGGTCTTGATGAATCGGAAAGCATGGGGATGGGAATTCCTAGCATGGCCCCGTCTGAAAACCCAAACCAAGATTTAGAATCCGCGATTAGCGAGTTGATGATGGCTCGCGGTCAAACCGACGATGAAGGCGAAATATCATATATCGACGGCTTGATAGGCGCTGCCGAAGTTGGTGCCAACGCGCCTATGGCAGACCTTGCTATGGAGCTTTCTCAGGCTGGTCGAGGTGGTGATGTCACGTTAGCGCATCTTCGTAACGGCGAAATCGTTTTGCCACCAGAGTCAATGGATGATCCAGCGTTTGAGTCTGCTGTTGAGAAGCGGCTTATCGAGCTAGACATAGATCCGCAAGCAGCGGTTGTTGGTGCTGGTATCGCAAGCCTCAACCCAATTACTGGGTTAGAAGAGTTTGGTTGGTTCAAAAAGACTTGGAAAAGCGTCAAGAAGGTTGCAAAGAAGGTCATTAAGCCGCTTGCAAAGGTGGCTCAGTTTATACCCGGCCCTTGGCAACCGATAGCGGCGCTGGCAGATAAAGCCTTTACTGTTTATGACGTGGCTAAAGGCAGGGCAAGCCCATTGGCCTTGGCTACCGTAGCTGGCCCATTGGCGACTGGCGGGAGCTTTACCAAAAACATTGGGGATATCACCAAAGCTGGAAGCGGAAGCTTTTTGGGCGGAATTGGCAAGGGTCTAACAGGAACCGCTGGAAGCCTGAGAGGTGGCATTGGCTCGTTATTCTCAAACCCCGCTCAAGCTTTGACCAAAGACTTGCCTAACTTACTCAAAACCGCAAACTATCAGGGGATGTCTCCAGCAGATCGGACGGCTGATGCCGTTTCTCGTCTGCGTCAGCTAACACAAGATCCTAACGTAAATAATTTAGTTCAAGGTTTTCGCAAAGCTGGTATGACGCCTGTTCAGCAGATTCAAGCTTTACAAAAAGCTGGCGCTGGCGGCTCCATGTTCGGGAACATATTCGGCGGCCAAACGACGTTAGGCAACGTGTTGGGCGGAATTGGCGGGTTGGGCGGCCAACAACCCATGCCTTCCCAGCAATATCAAGTTCAGGCTGGAGACACGCTCTCTCAGATCGCTGCTGACAATGGTATTTCGCTTGATTTGTTGATGGCTAATAACCCACATATTACCGATCCCAACATGATTGTTACGGGCCAGATGTTAAGGCTTCCCGGCGGAACTATAACCGTTGGCGCTGGCGGGACTGGCGGGACTGGTGGTATTGGCGGCATTTTTAGCGGAGGCGGAGCTGACGGGGTTGGTAATTACGGCGTTATCGGTGATGTCCTTGGAGGGTTGACGGACAAGCTTGGCCTGACCAATTACGGCGGGACAGCGGGAACAGGAGCCTCTGGGTCTCGCGGACTAGGCGGCTTGGGAACACTGGGCGCTATCGGCGCTGCTGGTTTGCTTGGCAAGCTGGCTTATGACGAAGCCAAGAACCGAAAAGGCGTGGCCCTTACCCCGCTCACTCAAGAGGGATCAACTGGCCGATACAACATCGAAGCCGAAATTGCACGGCGCACGGGTCAGCCTGCACCTAACCCTGTTGAGTACGGTTTGTTGCCAACGGGAACAATACCCACACTAAGTGGTGGTAGACCAACCCCAAGAGCCGAAGAAACACAGCAGCCAGTAATGACCGCACGGTATGGCGGCGCTGTCATGCCGATGGCTTACGCCAAGGGCGGTAACGTAGCCACAGAAGACTTTGAGCGCATGAACGGTGGCATCAACGGCGAGGGCACAGAAACCAGTGACGATGTGCCTGCCATGCTGTCAGACGGCGAGTTTGTCATGACAGGTCAAGCAGTACGAGGTGCTGGCGCTTTTGACTTGTCCAAGGGTAAAGGCGGTATCATCACGCTGACACCAAACGGCGGCGAAAGCAGAGAAGGCGGCACAGCCTTGATGTATGAGATGATGGATTTGTTCGCTGAGTTTGCAGATAAGCCTAAATCAAAGAGGGCAGCGGCATGAGCATATTGACGCCGGGCCAACTGGCTAGGGTTCGTCGGTTCCAAGAGGGCGGCAGTACATCGCAGCCTTATGTTGCTGGTGTAACCAAGACCGAGCAACGCATTGACCCTATTACGCAGCAACTGCTGTTTGGATTGGATGGTCAGGGTGGGTTCATACCCGGCGCTTTTCGCGCAGCAGAGCGCACCTTCTTTGATGACCAAGGTCGCCCGATTGTCATACCCCAAGAGATTGCAGGATTCAGCCCCGACCAGATTAGGGCGATGGAGTTGGCTAGGGCCAATGTCGGCGTACAGCAGCCATTCATTGAAGAGGCGATGCGCCGAGGTCAACAAGGCATTGGATCGATCCAGAGAGGTCTGGAA